CGCTGGGACGTAACGGTCTACTCCATGCGTACACAGTCAAGTTTTCTGCTTGATCAATGCGCGAGATGCTACATGGGCCAAGATGTACACCCCCCATACTAGGAGGATACATGAAAAGCTTGTGTTGGTTAACGGAGTGTGTGCTCGCTTCTTGCGGGCAAAGTACTGGCGTCAACACTGCGCGAGATCTAATTACGATCAAACGCAGAGTCAAAGATGAGGGCGATAGTTTCTTAACTATCACTCTTCCGGCCTTTTGCGCAGCTTTTGAAAGATCGCTTGCGCTCGAGGCTATCGACACCACCATGGCGCGCTCTTTTGCGTTCCATGCAGGGCTCCCGAAACTCTTATCGGGTTTCCTGTGTCGGATCTTTGACAATTCAGGTAGTCTACTTAGTGATCCTGATATCGGTTGCATACGTGCGGTTAGGCAGATATGCCTGCTGCATAAAAAGATACTCCGGACTTGCAGTGATGCACGAATGGAGGCAGCTGAGGTTAGTTTCATTAAGACCGATGATCAGTGTGCCGTCTATAGTCAGGATGACACCGAAATCCGTGCGTATTTTCGCAAGGTAAGTGGTGTTATTGTCTCTGATCTCCTTTCTGGTGATGACTTTGGTCTTCCCACTGAGTGGAATCCGCGACACGGTCCAGGGGCTAATACTTCACGTGCGGTTGGTAACCGCAAGTGGGTTTTTACCCATTGGTACGCTAGACACGAATGGTTCTTCCCTTTTCAGAGCTACGGATGTGGCTCCTACAAAGAGGCAATAGATCGCCTTTTAGGGTTTGACCATTCAGTCGTTGAGCCAACGCTGATCAGTGCCCAGGACGAACCGCCCGTTAAGGTCGTTTTCGTTCCTAAGACGTTGAAGGCCCCGCGGGTGATTGCCGTTGAATCGCAGGCTATGCAATATGCACAGCAGGCGGTTAGGGATCACCTGGTGACCTCGGTGGAAAGAGGTCGCTATACTCGCGGTCGGATTAACTTTTCCGATCAACGAGTGAACCAATCACTAGCGATGGAGTGCTCAGCGAGCGGTAAATCCGCAACGCTGGACATGAAGAACGCAAGTGATCTGGTGTCTTTAGCTCATGTGGAGGATATGTTCGCGATAGCTCCTGATTATCTGGAGGTGTTGAAGAGTGTCCGAACACAGAAAGCGCTTCTCCCGAACGGTTTGGTTATGCCGTTACAGAAGTACGCGTCTATGGGCTCGGCTGTGTGTTTCCCGGTTGAGGCGATCGCATTCTTTTGTGCTATCGTTGCAGCTAGGCTGCATACCGCTAGGCTACCTGTCACTCCGTCTACGGTTAGTGAAGCCGTGGAAGGGGTTTACGTCTACGGGGACGACTTGATCGTTCCCGCGGATGAGGCGTCTGCGATTTGCGAGTGCTTAGAGGCTTTACGCTTCCAAGTCAACCGCAGCAAGAGTTTCTGGACTGGGAAGTTCCGAGAATCTTGCGGTGAGGATGCTTATGACGGTGAGCGGGTAACTCCTGTTTATTGTCGTAGAGATTGTCCTGCGAATCGGCTTGATGCGCAAGGTGTTGTTTCGTGGGTCGCCATGGCCAATCAGTTCTACCTGAACGGCTTATGGTACGCGGCTGAGCGCGCGAGGGAGGTTATTGATAGTCTCTTTCGTGTTCCTTTGCCGTTTGTCCCGCGAAATTCACCATCAGTTGGATGGATATCTTTCAGCGAGAAGGTTGATATTCAGCGTTGGAATACGCGCCTGCATCGGTTTGAAACCCGAGGCTGGGTGCCTACGCCAGCGAAACGTGAAGATCCTCTTGACGGGGATCCAGCGTTGCTGAAGTGCTTACACGTATGCGGAGTTGAATCCGTAGACGAACGGCACTTGTCGC